GGGATTTTTTGATAGATTCAAGAAAAAAAATAAACGGTCAATTATAGGGGCACCTCCCGTGCTCCAGGTCACCGTCAACGGTCAGACCTACACCGTTGCTACTACCTCCAACAGCGGCATGATGTTGGCGGCGGTTTGGCGTTGCGTGGATATAGTGAGTGGTACTGTGGCATCGCTGGGCATCGACATCGAGCGTCGCATCGGCAAGTACTGGCAGGTGGATGAGAAGCACCCGCTTGAACTTGTGCTGCGACTCAAGCCCAACGAGAGGGTGAATTCCTTTGATTTTTGGAAGGCTGCTGTCGTTGAGATGCTGTTGTACGGCAATGCCTACATCTACCCATACTTCACCGCCAACGGCGAGGTGTCGCGGCTGTATCTCATTCCCCACGGTGCTTGCACCTACGACAAGCCCACCGACACCTACACCATCAGCGATGACGATAATAACCTGTTCACGACTTGCAACGGCTGGCGCATTGTCCACCTCAAGAACCTGAGCCTTGACGGGGGTTTCACGGGCGTTTCTACCCTCGCCTACGCCCAGAAGGTGCTGGGCATCGGCGGCAACCTTGACAGCCTTCAGATGGACAGCTTTGCAAGCGGTTCAACGCTTCACGGCTTCATCAGTGGCGACTCCAACCTTACCCAAGGCTTCGGTGCTCCCCAGGATGACCAGTTGAAGGCAGTGAAGGACAACATCACCAAGCAGCTCACCAGCGGGGCCAAAATTTTCACTTTGCCCGGCACGATGAAGTTCAACCAGCTTTCGTTGTCACCGAGTGACCTGCAACTGGTGGAGTCCAAGAACCTCAACGTGCTTGACATCTGCCGCTTCTTCGGCGTTCATCCTGACAGGGTGTTCCAGTCATCATCCACCAACTACAAGGGCAGCGAAAGTGCCCAGACGGCATACATGACCGACACCCTTTTCCCGCTGATCAACAAGATTGAGACTGAGTTGACCGTGAAGCTCATTCCCAATCAGTTGTTGGGACAATTCCGCGTCAAGTTTGACCTTGACGATTACTATATCGGCGACATGGGCACCAAGGCAGACTACTACACCAAGATGGTCTCCGCTGGTGTGCTCACGCCCAACGAGGTGAGAATCCGCGAGGGTCACGCTCCTGTTGACGGCGGTGACTCCGCATTCATCTCTTGCAACGTGGCTCCCATTGACAGCGCGAAAATCAAGGGCGAGCCGACCAATACTGAACCCGAAAAGAAATAACGAAAGCGATGACGAAGATTTACCGCAATACCGAAGACTGCCAACTCAGAGCACTGGAAAACTCCCGTACCATTGAGGGCTATGCAGTCGTATTCAACCAGCGCAGCGTGTTCCTCCCCGACTGGAACAAGGGGCGCATGGTAGAAGAGGTGATGTTGCCGGGAAGTATCACCGAGGAACTGATTGCCACGAGCGCCGTAGGGGCCAACCTTGACCACGACAACCGCCGCATGGTGGCTCGTTCAGTCAACGGTGAAGGCTCGCTGCATCTCTCACTTGACGAGCACGGTCTCAAGTTCTCCTATGAGGCACCGATGACCAATGACGGTGAAACGGTGCTTCAAGGTGTGCGACGCGGTGACTTCCGTGGGTGTAGCTTTGCCTACACCTGCGACGAGGACACTGGCGTACACTATGAGAAGAACGACAAGGATAGCCGTGCGCTTATCCGCTACGTCGATGAGGTGAACGGCCTCTATGACGTGAGCGTGGTCATCCACCCTGCTTATCCGCAGACCAATGTGGACTCCCGTGCAGCGGTGCTGGACGGTGCCCTCAAGAGAGGGATGATTGAGAACGAAAACCAAGAAAACGATAATAACTCTAATTCTAATTTGGATTCTATGGACGAGAACAAGAAAACCGAAGAAGTTCAGGAGCGCAACGCTGAGTTGGATGCTCTGAAGGCTGACATGGAAGGCTTCAAGCGTTCCATTACCGATCTCCAGGCTGGCCAGGATGCTATCAACAAGAAGGTCAGCTCCATCAAGGTGCGTGAAGAGAAGAAGCGCAACTTCTCGCTCATCCGTGCCATCCGTGAAGTTGCCGCTGGTCAGAAACTGAGCGACGATGTTGAGGCTATCACCCGCGCTGGTCGTGAGGAAATGCGTAACGCTGGCCTCGTTACCGTTGGTCAGATTGTAGTGCCCCAGCATCGTGCAGCCGTGACCGTAACCGCCGAGCACAATGACACCATCGGCATCGACGTTTACAACACCTTTGCCCCCATCCGCGAGGGTCTCGTAGCAGCCAAGGCTGGTGCCCGCTACTACCCTGGCCTCGTTGGTGACGTGCGTATCCCCGTGCTCGGTGGCGGTAATGTTGCATGGGCTGCCGAGGTAGGTGATGCCGCTGATCCCACCTACGCATTCAACTCCGTTAACCTGACACCGCATCGTTTGACAGCACAGTTCAAGCTGTCGAAGCAGATGGTTGCCCAGGACAACGCGCAGATTGAGGCTACCCTGTTGGCTGACATCCGCAAGGCTGTCATCACCAAGCTCAACGCTACCATGTTCGGCACTGCTGCCGCTTCTGGTGGTGCTCCCAAGGGAATCGGTAACGGCCAGACCGCTGCCGTGGCTACCGACTGGGCCAAGCTGACCACTCTCGTGGAGGCTGCTGTTGAGCGTTTGGCTGTTGGTGAGGAGTATGCTTACATCGCTTCTCCCGAAGCTATTGCCGTTATCCGTCAGATGACCTACAACAAGACCACCCGTCTGGTCTATGAGGGTGGCAACGTGGACGGCACGCCGCTGTTCAAAACCATCGGTTGCGCTGCCAACCAGGCATACTACGGCGATTGGAGCAACCTCGCTATCGGTCAGTGGGGTGCACTCGACCTCACCGTCGATCCCTACACCGCCGCTGGTACTGGTGAGTTGGTAATCACCATCAACAGCTACTTCGACTACGGCGTAGCTCGCGCTGGTTCGCTGAAGTTGTTCACCACCGTATCCGCTGGCTAAAGTAACTTGCCGTCACTATGCAGTACACACCGAAATACGCAACGGTAGCAGACTTAAAGAAGCACAGCTACATCTCCACTACCGATGAAGATGATTTGCTTGCTCTTTATCTCTGCTCGGCAGAGCAGACCGTCACCGAGACACTACAGGTGAAGAGCCTGTCGGTGTACATCGGTGATGATGGTGTGTTGCCAGCGCAGATATACACCGCGATTCTCATGCAGGCTGCGGCCTTGTATGAGAATCGTGAGGGTGTATCAAGCGCACAGCAGCACGTTGTACCTTACGCAAACGTGATGGCATTGCTCGGTAAGATCATCAACTACGGTCAACTCCACAAGTGTTGCAGATGATGGAAGCAGGGAAACTCACCGAAAGGATTATTATCCAACGCCCCGATGTGGTTCGTGACATCTATGGTGCCACGCAGCCCACATGGACGGATGTTGTCACCAACTTGCCCGCCGCTGTCAACTATGTCCGTGGCGACAGGGAAATCGACAACGAGGAAATCTTTCACGGTAGGGTGACCACCTTTTCCATCCGCTGGCAGGGCGCAGTTAATGAAGAGATGCGGATACTTTGGAATGGTCTGAAGTATCGCATCCTCTCCATTGACCGGCGCACCATTCGCCGCGAGTACCTTATCCGTACCGAACTCATCAACGAATGATGGCTACTAACGGAATCACTGTTGACGCATCACGCTGTTACGCGCTATTCCGAAGGCTCAACACCAAGAACCAGCGAAAGGTCAGCAAGGCGGCTCTCAGAGGGGCTGCCAATAAGCTCAAGAAGGAAGCCGTCAAGAACCTCCAGGGCGTGATAGGGCACAGCGTCCGAAAGACAACGACCTACATGCGCGCCAACGGAAAAACCGAAAAGCGCAGCCTCGCAAAAGGCATCAAAGTAGAGGTGATGGACTCCGAGACCGCCAAGGTGCATATCATGGGCGACTACCGACTGAAGTGGTTCGAGATGAACACCAACGTCCGCAAAACCGAGGGACGCCGAGGCAGGGGTAAGAAAATCCCCTTGCGTAAGGCATCCAACAGGGGACGGGCATTCAGGGCCGACGGGAAGACGGGCTGGTTCGCCAGGGCTGTTGCGGCAAAGGAACCAGAAGCAGCGAGAGACATCGAGAACGAATTAGTAAAGCATATCAAAAAACAGGCAAATCGTGACGGGCTTACATTTATCTAAGGCGATACAGGCGATACTCGCAGACGCGGGCATCACCAATGCCCACGCCATTGTGGCTGAAGAAAACACCGTGCAGCCTTTTGCTGTCTATCGGCGTGCATCGCTCACGGTGGACGGCACCAAGGACAGGCTGTTGCAGACCCAGCACGCCACGCTGAGTGTGCAGGTCGTGTCAATGGACTACCAAAGCGGTTTGATGCTTGCTGATTCAATCACTGAGGCACTTGTCGGCAAGACCGGCACATTTGAAGGCGTTACCATCGGCGACATCACTCTGAGTGATGCAGCCGAATTGTACAACGAGACCAGTTATTTACAAGACTTAAACTTTCAAATCACGATAGAACAATGAGCAGAAACGTAATCAAAGGCGGTGACCTGATGCTTTTCCTCAAGGAGAGCAACGGCACCATGAAGTCTATTGCTTTTGCTACCAGCCACACCTTGACGGTGTCCACTGACACCCAGCAGACCTCCACCAAGGACGACGGTGGCAAGTTCCAAAGCTCCGACTATGGCATCATCTCATGGTCTGCCAATTCGGAGAACCTGTGCAGCTATGACGGGGCTGGTTACAATTATCAGGACTTGATCAACCTGATGTTGAGCCAGACAAAGGTAACCGCTACCTTCAGCATTGAGGGCGACAGCGGCTCAACCTATCCCTATACAGCCAAGAAGGACAGCGTGGATGATGTGTCTGGCGACGCTTGGTCACCCGCCAACGCCGGCACCATCGGCTCAACCTCCAACAAGAGTCTGGGCTTCACCGGCACCGTCCTCATCACTTCCGTCGAAGTGAACGCTCCCAACGGCGAGAATGCCACCTTTACGGTGCAGTTGCAGGGTGACGGCCCTCTCACTCCCACTCCTACCACCGTAAGCCCTGGCACCTAATCACTAAACTCAAGTTCATGACCTTTGGGGCGGGTGAAAGCCC